GAACCATTTCATTTTTTATCTGTTTAAAATTTCTTTAAGTAAAGGTTTTAATGTTTGATGTACTATATCAAAACCATGTTCACGCATAGAGTCACTGATGTCTTTAGATAAGGGTAAAGCAAAGCCATCTAGATTGTATAAAGTTTTATACTTATCAATTGCTAGACTACCTGCAGTATCATTATCAAAGAATGTGACTATCTTCTTGTATTTCTTTTTTAGGTGCTCAATAACATGGGGTTTTATGATTGTATTCTCACTGTCTGGTGCTAATACTTCAATGTTATAACCAATACTCTTAAGGCATAAGGCATCTTTTAATGATGAACAAATTACTAAATAAGGTTGAGTGTAAGTTAATTGATCAAATCCTTGGAGGTATGATTTTACTTTGTGGAATTTGTGTTTACTTGAAGGTTGATATATTTTATACAACTCATCACTTTTATCAAAATATCCATAAATAGAATGTCCTTCAATCTTTAATTTTCTAACTTCACCTTCTTCTTCTTTAATTAAATTGTAATACTCAATAGGTTTTACATTATATTCTTTTAATAGGTTAGACCCTATTCTAAAATTTAACCAATATCTACCATCATTTTCAGTCCATTGTCTTGTATTAACAAAATCAATTTCCCATTTTGCCTGAACTTTAAAAGATACTTGTTCAAAATCAGTTGTTTTAACATAAGAGTTGTAATCTTCTACTATTTTTCTAACAGCATCTCTATATTCCAAATCAAACATAAGTTTAACTAAGTCTATTTTGTTACCATTTTTACCAGTTGAAAAGTCCTTGAACTTATACATACCTATAGATTTATCTACGTATACACAAAAGCTAGGAGTTTTGTCATTAGGATTAAAGATTGATTTAATCTTCACGTCCTGACCTGTTAAGGGTTCTGATAAGTTTAAATAATATTGAAACACCCAATAGCTTGGAACATCTGTTTCTTCTAATACTAAATTTTTTGTGTTAAACATATTGAGAATATAAATAAAAATGGGACTGGCATATTACAGCCAGCCCCACAGTTAAGTTAGTTATTATAAATCAAAATCATCACCAGAAGCAGCTGAACTAGGTTCAAATTTATCTGTTGTAGGTGAATTTTTCTTCTCTACTTTTCTCAAATGATTAACATTATTGCTGTCAAAAATTAACAACTTAGAATTTTCAACATTCAATGCTTCTACAGGAACACCTTCTTTACTAATTTTAGGTAAATAAAGATCATTGTTTACATAGCCTTCAGTGTTTTCCCATTCACGGGCACCAAGACATACGTTTACATATGTTGGACCTGATAACAATGTGTTACACTTTGCCATAAAGTCTTCAATTGTATTAGCTTGAATAGCATCTAACCCAGCTCTTTTATCTAAAGCTTCAGCTAAAAATATCATTGCTTTCTGTACTTCAGTATCTCTACTGATTTCTTTTCCACTAGGTAATACAGTGTCTTTATATGGATACGGAGAATATCTCACTCTACCCACTTGACCCTCATAACGTGCTCCGTCAGGCTTATTCATATCTTTCAAAAATCCTTGAAAATCACCCGTTACAGGTTCTGTTTCTACATGCAACATAATGTTGTATGCATTTGCATCATAAGGAGTTTTATCAAAACTAATTGAGTTGATTTTTACTTTGTGATTTCCTGTTCCAATTACTGGTTTTTCTTTGCCTGAAGCGGCTGACATTCCTTTAGTACTTAACATAATTTTTTCTTTTAATTAATTGATTTATTTATTATTCTTCATATTTCTTAATGCAATCTTTTACAAATTGCAGGTTGTTTGGGATGAAGTTTTCCTCAAACATTCCTTGGGGTGATTTGCATGTGTTCTCTCCACTGTTTTGTGTCTCAAAACCATAGATAAGTTCACCATCATCATTTTTACTAACCTTACCAAATAAAACTATAGAAAATAAGCCTTCCAAAGTTAATGCATTATCAATCATTTTACCAATTGTTTTTGCCTTAATTTTTCTGTTGCCATTAATATCAGTTGAATCTTCTGAGTGTGTCAAAAAGAATACAGTCAGATCATCTCTCAAATCTTTAGGTAGTTTAGCTACTTGAGCTAAGTTTGCTGCAATTTGTGTAAATTTCTCATAACCTTTTTCATTTGCTCTGTCAAAATATTCAAAAGAACTCATATACTGCCAGTCATCTACAACCAAAGTCTTGATGTGTGGCATTTTTTCATTAACATGTAAAATAGCTTTAACAACTCCTGCTGCAGAAGATGAAGATGCTAAATTACCTTTTGGATTGTCTTTTGAAATTGCTGCATACATTCCTTTCCAACCTTTAAAGGGTAGTGGTTTGTTTGCAATGTTGATTACAAAAGTTTCATCAGGATTTAGATGTCTGATTGATGTTGATTTGCCTGTACCTGAGTCAGCAATGATTAATACACTTTGTGCCATATTTATTTATTTATTAAGGATACTATTTAATGTTAATTGAATTGATTTAAGTGTCTTATTAATTTCAACTAAAGCTTCAACTAAACCTGGTGCTTCTTTCTTATCAGGATCTGGTAGATCTGGATTAGCAAAGTCATGGATAAGTTTACCTCTACTTGTTACATCATTTATGATCTTTAATTCATTAACTGGGATTATGTGTCTGATAAATCCAGTGCTTGATTCAATTAATTCATACTCTTCTCTCCAATGAGGATTGTGTTTATGAAGATACAATGTTCTTTTTGGGTCTTCTGTATCATAATTTATACTTACAAATTCAGTATATATGTCTTCATTCTTTTCAAATTCACTAGGAAAGAAACTAACATATAATTCATCTTTGCCACTTGGCCTATAAGCCATTTTAGGTATGTATAATGCATTGATTATTCCATTAGTTTGGAAGTAATCTTCATGCTCTTCTCTTAAAGCATTTACCTTAATTTTACGTTCATCAGGTGTTATTGCCATCTCTTTTGTTTTATTTAAATTTTTAGTGTTTATCATGGTTTTCTTAATGGTTTAATGGGTAATTCTATGTTCTCTAAAATCCAATTATTGTTCTCTAAATACTTGTCTATTATAAAGTCAAGCATTGTTAGATCATCAATTTGACAACTAGATAGTTTCTTCACTAAACCTTCAATTCTAAACATTATGTTATGAATCAGTGCTGTATCAGCATTATATATATTCATAAATTGTTTATCAATCTGTTTAATTAAAGTCTTTTCAAGTCTTTTTACATCAACACTAAGTCTGGTGTCATAAAATGGTGTTCCCTCTAATTCATCATTAGCTTCAAGTAATAACTGAGACAAAATAAGACTTTTTACATATGTTCTTGCTTGATCTTTCATACTATCTTCTTTCTTGAACTGCTGGTGTAGCCATTTCTTCAATTTGCATTGATTCAAATTTAGCTTTAAAGAAACTCATTCTAGTATCACCATTCCTTGCTTTAAGAAAGTGTAGTACTATTGTTTTATCATCTTCAATGATATATCTATCCGGGCCATAAAATCTAATCTTTTGCTTTGCTGGTCTGTTGATACCAATTAAAGTATCAGCATGTTGTAGCATTGCATCTGAACCAAATATGTCTGACTCAAGAATGTAGTTACCATACTTACCGTCTATTGCTCTTTCAGGATTATCAATATTCCTATTAAGTTGTGATAAAGCAATAAATAAACAAGGATAGTCACGTTTACATTGTGTAAAGAACTCACCCAATTCAAATAACATATCTAATGTATTGTTTTGGTAAGGTGCTCTTTTGACCAACATAGTGTGATCCAAAGTAATTATTGTTTTTGTTCCCTTGTGTTGATTCATGTACATATCAATTTGCTCACGCATTTGATTTACAGTCATAGGAGTACTAACAATATCTACAGGATGTTTCACTCTTTCTTTAGCATATTGATGACAAGTATTAAGTGTATCAGCAGTAATTAAACTTCCTGCACTACATAACTCTTTATAAGTTTTGCCAGTGACTGATGAAAATTCTCTAATTGCTGAGGTTCTACCAACCATCTCATACTGAAACTCTAATACTCTAAATGAATCATTGGGATTCAATGCAAAAGACTCTCTAACAATTTGATCTTTAATTAATGTTTTACCTGAACCAGGTCTTCCACCAATAACCGTTAATGTATTCCACTCTAAACCATCAGTTGTAGCATCATTGAATTTTGGCCATGGTGTATATATAGACTTCTCCTCACCGGTTTGTCTTTTGTACATGTATTTTAATGCTTCATTAAAGGCAGCATATTGACCTATCCATGATTCTGTTGGTTTACTCATTTTCTATGATATTTATTACATCTTGAACATTTTGTATACTTGCATTACATGATTTTTCATCAGGTTCCCAAGCACCATCTCTTAACATTATAAAATCTTCCATAATAAGATTCAATTTATCAAGAGCTTCATTTACTTTATCTACTGTCATATTACGTTTTCTTTAAAGTGTTTAGATTCTGTTTCTATACCATCTCTAATCATGTCACAATAATCTGCTAATGTAGATGATTTTACTTTGTGCTTATCTTGTTTGCATATAAAGTATTGACTGGTTTGCATATACATGTATTGTGCATCCCGGTATTCATTTACATACATTCTAGTAGCTTTTATAATCTGTTCCCAAGTATAATCATATGTTTCAAATAACCATCTGAATGATTCAGATAACATTTTCACATTAACCCTGGCTGGTTTGCCACTGGGAAGTTTTATATTAGGAAAGACTTCTCTATAAATATTTATCTTATCAACAAAGTCTTGACCCATTAACTGAGCATCTGTTTTTTTCTTTGCTTTTGTAAAATAATTATCTAAATGTACTATCAAGCTTTTAGCTTCAGCACTCATTGTATATTTACCATTTTCCAAGACTAAAAAGCCTAATTTTTCTAAGGCTAATTTATCATCATTTGTAACTTGAGGCAAAGATACTCCTTGCTTTATTCCAAATAATAATAGTACTTGATTTGGTGTTAAATTGTTTTTCAGCATTATCTGAAATAGTTCCCACATATTCTTTGGTTTTTATTATAAGTGATTGATAATCAGATACGTGATTTAAAAGTTGGACAACAAAAATAAACAAAATTTACCAATTAATCAAAGATTTATCTTGTTTTTTTAGTTCTAAATTTGCTTTATTAAACACATCATTGTGGTCCCATTCTCCACCTTTATATGCAGCTGATGCTGGGTGTGAACATTTAAGTATTTTACAATCAGGTAGTAAGGTTTCCCACTCTTCAGCTTTTTTACCCATCAATATAAATACTGTATCTTTTTTGTGTTTGTTGATATTACCAAATATGTAATTTGTAAATGGTTTCCACAAATTATAGTGTGAACCAATCTTATTAACTTCAACAGTAAATGCTGTATTAATAAGTAATACTCCTTGATTAGCCCAAAATCTTAGATCTGTATGATCTGTACCTATAGCTTTATTAATATACTGCAAAGACTTTTCAGCTTTACCTTTTTTTGAGCAACTAAATGCTAAACCATCTGCTGATCCTAATTGAGGATAAGGATCTTGTCCCACTATGACAACTTTAAGGTTATCATATGTGCACTCTTTGAATGCATTAAATACATCTTTGAATGGCGGAGTAAATCTTAGACCATTAGTTACAGCTGTTTCTAAAAAGCTGAATACATCATCAAATGACTTGCTATCTACAAAAGGATTAAGTATTGCATCCCATCCAGATATCTCTGAATCAGATTTTATTTGGTTTTTAAATTTATTTATATTTGGTTCCATTTTTATTATTTTATATTGTATATTTGTCAATAAATACATTTTAATATGAGTGAAGAACAAAAATTACAAACAGTTGATACATACAACCCTAATGATATTATTAAAGGTATTGAAGTATCAACAGCCTATATTCAAGGGCTTCAAAGAATGTTAACAGCAATGTTTTTGAATTATTCAGAAGGTACTGAAAAATTACCTGATTTGTTTAAAACATTTGAACAAAATCTTGGTAAAAAACAAGAAGATAAAACCAGCTTAAATCTTAATGCAGAACAAGCTGATATCTACACTTTGTTTTCACTTCTTCAGTTATTTAAATACCATGCAAATGCGCAAGGTTTAGCTAAAAAAACTCAAACTTCAGCTACTATTGAAGAATTAAAAGAAATTGCAACAATGATGTCTAAACAAGAAGATGTAAGTGAAAAGTTAAAAGAACTTCAATCTAAAATGAAAATTATAGATTAATTATCTTAATTGCATTCCACTAAAATCTCCAATTTCTATACAGGCTTGAATAGCTAAGTTTAGCTCATCTTTGTCACACTGACCAAAAGACTTGCAGTACTCTTCTTTATTTTTTGTAAAGCAGAGTCCTGCTTTTCTTTTTACTGCTAGTTTAGCTTCTTCAAATGTGTATCCTATTTCTTGAGCTATTTCTCTAATCATTGCATGTAGTCTGGCCAACTGAGGATTACTTCCTTTATCACCACTCACGCCAATAAATATTTCTAATTTAGCTCCATCAGGTAAATCATTCAAAAACTTTTGAAACTTATTACCTACAGCTTTGATTGGAAAATCCAATGCACCATCTTTAATAGTGCACTGGACAAATAAACTATCTTTCATCTTAATATCATTGTTAATGAATAACCCTCTTGTTCATCTCCAGGGTCTGATACTATAATTACTGTTTCCATTACTTAAACCTTAAAGCTGATCCAACATAAATAAACTCTTGTGCGCATGCTTCACAAACAGCTTCTGTTTCATTTCTGTGAAGTGTTTTGTTAAGACAATTAGGACAAGGTGTATCTTCTAAATAACTAAACTCCTCACATGATTGTTTAGCTAATTCTTGTATATGAGCATCATGATCTCCATTGAAATCTTGCTCTATTGTTTCCATATAAACTTCTTTCATTCTTCCCATAATATTATTTTTTTAAACGTACATTTCATGTTCATCATGAACCTCTATAACTTTTTCATCTAATGGTACAAACCTTTCAGCTCTATAACCAATCCAATGTAAACCAAACTGAGTACGGCCTTCATTAACAACACCTTTAATGATATAGACTTTTTGTTCCATACCATTAACGTATTGTTGAATTACTTCATACTCTGTACCTTCTTTAACTGATGCTCCTTGAGGAAGCTTTGTATCATCTATGCAAACTACTTTCATAATAAATTATTTAAAAGCTATTTTCTGTATGTACATCCCAATCCTCATCTTCATCATCTTCTGAATAAACATTGCCGGTGCCCTGGCAATCATCACACATTATTTCCTTGTAACAACCACCACAACATTCATTGCTATGATCATGACAATTCATTACTGTAATTGTACCGTCTCCATCACAATTTGAGCATTTCATTTACTTAAAGGATTATAGTATTTAATTTTTTTAGGATCAAAATCTCTTAAAGCTGTTTGTACCCATAATTCATCTTGAGTATCTTTATAACATAAGATATGGCATGTTGCTTTTTCAGTTGGATTAAGACGTAATAGTCTTCCAATTCTTTGAGCACTTTTTCTTTCATTACCATATGCATGCATAATAATACCTTGTTTTAAATTAGGTATAGTAACACCTTCACTTAATTGTAATACACATGATAATCTATCAATTCTACCATCTGAGAATAGTTCTAGGTTTTCTTCATTTTTAGAGTTCCCAGAATGGTAGCTGTGTTTTGATAGTTTATCTGCTTGCTTTTGAGTATTAGCAA